GGCTTCGGACATATACATAGCGAGATAGCGCGAGTTGATGATATACATTTCCCCTCGCGGGCACCACGGATCGGGGAAGATGGGCGTGTTTAGAACCTGGATCGCCCGGAAACCGGAATTCACCACGTCGCCCTTTCCATATCGGCTGCGCGGTGTGGTCTGATACTGCTCAAAGCCCATGAAATCAGCCATGAGCGTGGCCCAATCGGCGGGATTCATCACGGCAAAGTCTGCATCTTCACCGCCCGCGCCGGTTTGCACGCGAGTTAGCATCGTGGCCATGCCGACGCGAGACGCTAGGTTGGATATACCGCCCTGGTTTGGATAGTATTGGCCCTGCCAGAACGAATTTGACTTGCTGATACCGCCATAGGAGGAAACATTCGTGCCGTTATCATAGGCCATATAGAGGCTATCGAGCGCATCCAGGTTGTTCGAGTTGTTTGTGAACAGAGATTGCGCGATGGCCTGTTTGATAACTACGGCCGCATCCGCCGTAACGGCACGTAGCTTCGGAATAATCACATCGGATGATTGGACGATGGATTCCAAGTTAAAGAACCCGATGGGGACCATGCCGATTTTTAGATTGAATGACGCATCGTTGATTGCGGCCTGGTCTTCAGGCATCGGAAAGTCGCCCGCGAAGCTGCCCCAATTGAACGTGGTGAAGGAAGAACCCTGTGTCGGGACCGTAATTTGCGAGGCGCCGCCGCGTGCAGATTGAGCGTTGCTCAAAAGCAGACTGAGCAATGGGTGAGACTGGTAAATCTGCACGAATAGCGACGGGATAACAGCACGATTGGTAATGTTTGTGAGCTGTTGTCCAAGCGCGCCGCCTGGCATTAAACCGCCAGATACGCCGCTCGTAAAGAATGTCTGTGACACGGCTTATCTCCTATGCGGCGTTGGCCGCGTCCTCATTGAGAATTTTGGTTACTTCGCTGTCGAACCATTTCAGTGGGTCTTTGTGCAGCGCTGCGATATTCTCATCCGAGCCACGATCATCGCCGGTCCCGTAGAGGTGAGCATATTGCGGCGCAAAGGCGTTTGGCTTGATTGGCGCGGGGGGTTTCGGAAGCGTTTCCATGTATGCCGGTGCGGCAATTTCCGCGTCGGCAATGTTCTTCTCATTCATGAATTTGAGAAGATTATCCGTCGCTTCCGGTGACAGCTTGTATTTCTCTTGGGCTCGGCTGATTGAATCACGAATCTGTTTTTCCGCTTTGGCACTCTGTGCCGCTTCCTTTTCGGCGGCGCGCTCATCCTGTAGCGCCTTTAGCTGCGCCTGTGTCACGCTCAGTTCTTCCCGGATCGGCGCGACAACCGCATCACCAACGTCAATGCCCGGAAGATTAAGTGACGGATCAAGCTCTTTGAGCTTGCGCTGCGTCTGGATTCCGCTGGTTTTGTCGCTAGTGAGCTGGTTAAGCAGCCCCACCGCTTTCTTGTAGAGCGCCAAATCGGCGGAAGAAATCTCTACGGTATCGGATGCTTCGGACATTAGTTGCCCTTCCCATTCGTGCCGTCAGTCGTGGTGCCGTAGTGCTGCAAACCCATGCCAGCGCTCCTAGCGCCGGAAGGCAATCCGGCCGGATCGGCGCCGATGCCCATTGTATCGAATGGGACGGTTTTCATGATCGGGTCTTTGCCTTCGGCGGGGACCGTATTGACGTAAGGGCCTGGACCTTTGGGCATGATACTCGCTCCTGGTTATGCCGCACTTGCCATATCGGGCGCCCCGTCAGGGCCTCCGGGTGAGGGCGGCGGGGGTAAAGCTGGGGGGGCGTTGGGCGATGATGGCGCCGCCATACGCTGGAGCGCCGCATTCGGTTGCTGCGTCGCAAGTTTCTGTATCAAAGCCATCAACTGTGTGATTTGGGATTGATCGGTCGCCGGTTGATTTTCGGAGTGCTTAGCCAGCATGGCAACCGCCTTAAGGACATCATTATGGACATCCGACCCCATGGGGATCGCGGGCAGGGCCTCTTGGAGCAGTGTGACGGCTGATTTTACCTTTGACGCCGCCGCCAGGGCGTTTCCCGGATTGCCTTGCGGCGCCATCATGGGGCCTATGGCGGGCGGGCCACCCATAAGGCCGGGCGGAAGAGGGGGATGGACACCAGGCATTCCACCGGGCGCACCACCGGGGCCGGGGGGCGCTCCACCACCAGCACCTAAGAGGCCAGCTAAAGCAGGGGGGATGGGTCCATCGAATGGGGGCATGTTTTTGCTGCGGCAAAATGCGGATGTTTTTTACGCATCCGCGATTTGGCTTACTTGCGCTTGCCGCGAGATCCTTTACGCCGTGCCATTTTGGAAAATCCTTCACATTATAGCGTTACGGGGAGTGCATTCAGTCTTTTGCTGAATGTCGATTACTTCCGCTTGCCACGGTGCATCTTGCGCTTGGCCATGTTCCACACTCCTCTATTTCGAGGGGACACCGGCTTTGCCGGTCCCGTTGTGTCCGCCCATATTGGCGTGGCCTTACTATTTCCGTTATCTTTGAATCGTCAAAAGAATAAGATAAAAACTCGTTTTATGCAGCACACTTGCTGCACTTTTTGATTTTCTTTGTTTCCTTTTTGGAATTTGCAGCAATAATTCCATGGATCATGCGGATTCGCTTAGCTAGTAATTCATCTATTTTTTCTTCAATTTCTGGCTTAATTTTCGTGCGCCCAAGTTTCCACCTAACCACCGCCGTTCTGGAAACACCTACGTTGCGCGCAAGATCGACCTGCCAAAGTCGCCCGTAAAGAAGTTGTCCGCGAAGTTCTAATTCAGATGGCGTCATCGGTTCTGAATGTCCAATCTTCCAATAGATCATGCTTCATGACGCTTACAGCGCCAATCATTTCCGACATGCCACGGCTTCCTTTATCGACTCTTATACAAACAAATCCTCCATCTGAAATTGCAGCTATGGCTATGGCGACAATTTCACCTCTCTCTGCTTCCTCCAGAGTTTTTTTCAACAGCGCGATGACGTTTTTATTTGGGCCTGGCGTTCTGTACTCGCCAAAAGGTTTGATAATATCTGCTGTCCTATTTGGGGTTTTCATTTTCTATTTTCCCTTTTTTCCAGGAGGTGGACCGCCTTGCTGCATTTGCTCTTTCTGCACGGCGGCGGCGGCAACCTCTGCTGTTTTGACCTCCGCGATAACGACATCAGCATTCGGCGGATTTATTTGTTCAACAAACTGCGTATTCGACATGGCATTTGCTTTCTTCAGCAATATTGCCTTCTGTTGCGCTTCTTCTCCAAAGGCAGGGGAAGAACTGTGGGCATCAACAGATACGCGGATATTATGCGGGATTTCGTGCATATAGAATTGGTACGCTTTCATACCGGGAACCGGAGGCTGCACCGATGGATCAATCAACTTTCCAAGCAATTCCGGCGCGAATTCTTTTTCCGGTATAACCCATGCAGTTAGCAGAGTGCTTGATTTTGCCTTTAACAAATCTAATAGTAATCCAGCGCATTGCTGTATTGATCTTTCAATGCGAAGCGATTTTGTCTTGAAGCGCGGGGTAGCATTTGAAGTCAATTGACCCGTTTGACCATGGCTTCTAACGGAAGGTGAAGCTAATCCCTGCAATGTTGGCGTCATGCCCGTCATTACGTCAAATAGTCGCTCTGTTTGCTGGAGGCTGGTCCATAGATCAGGCGGCAACGTTGGCGCCAAAACAGTAGGCGGCTTTGCGGTAGGATCGGGATCGTGCATCCACCCTCCCGGTTTTGTCAGCTTTGATTTCTTGTCCTGGTCCATTCCAGAGCCGCCTAAAAAAGCCATTGGCGGATTCTCTTGGAGGCGTAGAAGTCCGTTTATTCCATTCACTCTTTTGTTTAGCTGTCTTTGCAAAAGTGCCAAATTGGCAACCTCAGAACGACCCCAAAAATAGTTCTGCAAGCGGTTAGGGCAGAATTCGACAAATGGCTGTTTAAAGGACAGGGGGTTTTCCTCGAACGGCTTTCTAATTGATTGTTTATTGGCAGGATCAATGGCATCGGCAAAAATATTCATGCGCTGTTCTTTGCCAAACAGGATGATATTTCCCACGAGTTGGAAGGTACTCCATTCTCGCCTCCCCTCATCATCCGCCCTAGAATCATCGCGTATCCACAGCTCATCCACACGGACAAGTTCAGTGATAATCTTAGGATCGAATGACGGGTATGGGCCAGCCAGCCATTGGACCATTCCATTTGTTGTTTGCGGATTCGCGGAGCCTACGCCGCCCACGCCCTGGTAGGGCTGAAATCCGCCGACAATGACTTGCTTCAGCATCGCTGCTTGGTCCGGGCCATCGGCCGAGCGTGTCTGCATGGAAAACTGAATCGCCCGTTTATAAAGTTTCTTTGAATCCGGGTGATCTTTTATCAAAATCCTGAATTGGTCTCTGGTAAGATACGTTGAATGAACAAACGCTTCTTGCTGGTCAAGGCTGTTTATATCCGCCCTCAATACGCCCATAAATTCCGGCATAATCAGATGCGGCTCCAAACCGTTAACGGTCCAGATCATCTTGATAAACGTTATGCCTTTCACAAGCGCCCATCGCGTAGCTTCTTCAAAGAGCGTATCTAATTCCGTTTGCCTAGATTGATCCATAAGCTCATGTGAAACGGCCTCCGCTTGCGCCCGCTGCAATGCCGAACCGCCGCCTGGATATGTCGTAAGATAGCGTAAATCGGTGGTAGTACAGATATAACTTGTCAGGTCTTCAATGCTGTCAAAAGTTTTATTGTAAATCGCAGCATCGCCATTTTCATCGCCAGACAAGTATAGGTTTCGGAAAAAAGCGCCTCTCTGTAGGCGATCAAGATTATCAGGCGTGCATTGGCGTATGATTTCATAGAGCCATTCTTCAAGGTCACGATCAGGGATAATCACGATATGATACTCCCATCTGCACGGCGCGGGTTTAGGAGCGTCACGGGAGGCTTTTGCTTGGCCCGGTGAACCATCTCCACCGGATTAGGAGCGCGGGGATCAGGAGGCTTCGCAAAGGCTCCTAGAGCCTTGCCCTGAGCCGCCGCTTGGACCATGCCCCGCACTCGCGCACCCAAGGCATTGTTTCCAATTTTTGGCGCCCCAAACATGGCGTCTGCGCGCTGCTGCTGCCCAGGCGGCAGCTTAGGCGCCATAACAGCACCCGCCCGGCCGTCTGAGGATAGGTCCGTCATGCCATGGTCTTCCATCACCA